TGCAGCCTCCTAGCACCTGAGCTGATCAGTAGGCGGCCCGGCCGTGGCTAACGCTGCGGCCGGGCCTGCCGGTGGCTCACGACACAGGAGGAATCATGCGAGTTGAGTTCTTACGCGATTGGAAGTGGTTCAAAAAGGGTCAACACGCTGACCTGACCAAGGGCCGCGCCGATCTGCTCATCAAGCGGAAGCTGTGCAAGCTCGCACCGCTGCCCGCGATCAAGGCCCAGCCGGTGAAGGCCGAGCCGGCCGCAGCACCAAAGCCCCCTCGGAGGAAAAAGAATGCGTTATCGCAGCCTCCGAAGGGTGACTGATCCGGCCGTTGAGCCGATCAGCGTTGCCGACGCCAAGATTCATCTGCGGGTCGAGCACGACGCAGATGATGCGGTGATTGCTCGCTGTATCACCGCATCCCGCGAGTGGTGTGAGGAGTACCTCGACGCAACGCTGATTCACACTCAGTGGCAGATGTCGTTCGATATGTTTCCTCCGCATATCGAGCTGCCCCGGCCGCCAATGGCGGTGGCCGAAGGCTTTACTGGCGTGACGCTGACCTACACTACCGACACGCAGACCGGCGTGACGCTGCCAGCTAACGAGTACCGCGTAGACCGGGACAGCCGGCCCGGCGTGCTGCGGCCGCTCTACGGCGATAGCTGGCCGAGTCACCTGGCGGATTACAACTCAATCACCGTGGTCTGGTGGGCCGGCTACGGGGCTGAGGGGACCGCGGTGCCGGTCAGGATTCAGTCAGCGATGTATATGCTCCTCACGCACCTCTACGAACAGCGTTCGGCGGTGCTCGTCGGCCAGGGCGTGGTCAGCAAACACATCGAATACGGCGTGCGGTCGATGCTCGACTCTAGCCGCTGGGGGGCCTACGCATGAGCTGGATTGGACGCATCAACGTAGACGCCCTGGTACACGACGAGAGCGGAAATACGTTTCGCGTACTGGACGTTGAGAGCAGCGAGACGGTCAACGGCAAGACCGCTCTGGTCACCGGAACAGCGACTATCGGCGGCGTGGACGTTGACCCCTCGGCCACTGGCTACATTGATGCCACCGGGGCCGAGGTGACGTTTAGCGAGGTTTCCGGCGTGGTGCTGCATGGTACGGCGGCCCTGGCCCTAGAGGCGGGAGACGTCACGCTAAAGACCGCCGCGGGCCAATGCGGCGTGACGGCAACCCCAGGCTACAGCGGCAACCTGACGATCAGCGGCAGCGGGACGTTCACGCTCTTGATCACGGGTGAGTGATGCAGCCGGGCCTCCTCCGCGAGCGTGTAGACATCCAGCGAGCCGCGGAAGCGCGGAACGCACTGGGTGAGGTGACGCAGACCTGGGCGACCTACGCGAGCCGGTACGCCAGCGTGATGACACTCCGCAGCCGCGAGGCCCTCAACGCCCAGCAGGCCGGGCTCAGCGTGACGCACAAGGTAAAGCTGCGGCACGTTGAAGGGCTCAAGTCGTCTGATCGCCTGGTCTGGCGTGGGCGGACGATGGAGATCGTGAGCGTGCTGGAATACGAGCAGTTCACGGTGCATGAGCTTCTCTGTGAGGAGCAAGCATGATGGCGAAGGAACTCAACATCAAGTTTGAATCGCCGCTGCTGGACCAGCTGGCTGCCGAACTTGCCGAGCGACTTGGGCCTGGCAACCGAGCATTAAACGTATTCAACCGCCACATGGAGGCGGCGATCAAAAACTCCATGAAACCAGGCGTAAAGCTGTTGAAAGGACTTACGCCGCGAGGCCCGACCGGGAACCTGAAAAGATCTGTGCAAGCGGTTGCGCGTAGTTACAAAAAAGACCGCCGCTGGTTTGGTGCCGTTGGCTACTCAGCCCAGGGCAAGAAGAAAACAAAGATCAACAAGGACGGCAAACGTACGGGCTCAGATTTGGGATACCACCAGGGGCTTATTGAGTTTGGCACTGGCCCTCGCCGTCTTGGCAAGCACACTGGCAGCAACCCGACCCCAATAGCCTCAAGCATCTCAGAATTGCCAGGCTTGTCAGTAAGCAACGCCAGAAACGGCACTTTGCGGACTAATCCCAAGCCACCGAAGGGCTTTTTCAAGAAAGCCAAATCAGGCGAAACCGTCGTTCTGGCACCGATGAAAAAGCACGGCAACATTCCGAAGGTGGCGGGAATGGCAGATGACTTCATGGAGTCAGCACTACGCGAGGACATGAAGACTCGCGTTGAAAAGGCTTGGAAACAGCTTGATTATGTGAGCCACAAGGTAAAGCCCAAATGAAATACCCTGAGCAAGTCATCTGCCGCGCCCTCTCTGCGACTCCCGCAGTGGCCCGCCACCTGGGCTTTCGGCTATTCCCGATGATTGTGCCGACATCGGCCCCGCTGCCGTTCGGCACTTACCAGCGTGAAGGCGTCGAGCGGCAGCAGACCATCGGGCTGCCGCCAGGGGTGCCGAAGGTAGACCTGACAATCAACCTATATGCCGCCAGCTATGCCGTGATTCGCGAGTTGGCCGACGCCTGCCGGGCCAAGCTTGACCATCTGCGGCTCACATCGCAAGGCGTCGAAATTACGAATGTTACAATCGAGAGTGAGAGCGAAGACATCGTACAATTGGAAGGCGGCGACCTTCCGCCTGCTTGGCAGGTGACTTTCCGTTTGTCTGTCCAATGGAATGAGGTGGAATAAATGCCAGCACCAGCAACCGCCAGTAATATGTCGATCAGCCTGCCTGGGAACATCACCAGCACTGACATCGTAGACTTCTCGATCAGCACCAGCGGCGGCGGCACCATTGACGTGACGCCGATTACGCAAGCTAGCGGCACGCTCAGAACCTATGTCGAGCAGCCGATGGGCAACACGTTTGAGGCCTCGGTGACATACATGGGGACCGCCAGGGCAACCGTGGGAGCCGTTGGCAACGTGACAATCGGCGACACGACTTTCTACGGCGTCTGCACTTCAAGCGACGGCACCGCGGCTGTGAACGACGTCGCCCGTTTTTCGGCATCATTCGCCCAGGTAACTCAGGAGTAAGCCACATGGCAACCAGTTCGCATCAGAGCACGGTAACGGCCCCCGGCATTAGCGGCGGGCTGATCACCAACATCCAGGTCAGCCAGAGCGGTGCCGATCCGCTGGACGCATCGCACCTGGGGCAGGCCGCGGGGTCTGCGGCCAACCGCTACCCGTCGCCATTTTTGGGCACGCTGACCGTGAGCGTCAGCTACATCGGTGACGGCATTCCTACGTCGGGCGACACCGGAGCGGTGACCGTGACCGGCCCGGTTGCCGTGTCGCTTGCCAATGCCGTCTGTACTAGCAGCAGCAAGACCGGCACCGCCGGCGAACTGATCACCGCTGACGCGACGTTTGAACTTATCGGCTAGCAGAGGCCCGCATGGCTGGAGTTGCAACAGGCGTCACTGTCACGCTGCCCAGCGGCAGCCTGTCTGAGGTTTCTAGCGTGCGGGCCAGCAAGGGCGGTCTAAGCATCGGCTATAGCTCCAAGTACAACCCCAACGCGGGCACGTTGACACTGACGAGCTATGACGACCCCGGCGCAACCATTGGCGTTCGCGGGCCGATCAGTATCACCGGCCAGAACATTAACTTTACCTTTGCACAATCTTATGTCGAGAGAGTTGACACCTCGGCTAATACAAGGGGTGTGGTCACTTACACAACGACCGTAAAACTCATCGACATTGGAAGCTGAAAATGAGCGAACTGCTGAAGAAGATCAAAGCCGCCGACAAAAAGAACCTGTTGCCGGTTGAAGTGCCTGAGTGGGGCCTGACTGTTTGGATTAAACAGCTGACCGTTGGCGAGCGTGATTCGTTTGAGGCCGAGGCTTTTGCGGCCCGCAAGGGCGACGGCCTGATGGACAACCCGCGGAGCAAGTTTTTGGTTCGGACGCTCTGCGATGAGAGCGGCCAGCCGCTTTGCAAGCCCGAAGAGTTTGCCGAGCTGGCGGCCCTGAGCAGTAAACCGATGGAACGGCTTTTCGAGGTTGCGCAGAAACACAACCGGCTGACTGATTCGGACGTTGAGGAACTAGCAAAAAACTAAAGGCCCGGCCGACGAGACTTTTCCTTTTTCGTTTGGCCGGGCACCTTCACAAAAGCGTTGCAGAGATCGAGCAACTTTCAAGTGCAGAGCTTTCCGAGTGGATGGCATTTGATATGTACTACGAACCACTCACAAACACCTGGGGGCAGGCGGGCATGATTGCATCTGCGGTGCTGTCGCCGCATTGCAAAAGAGGCCGAGCACCTAAGCCGGAAGACTTTATTCCTCGGAGGCGGCTTCCCCAGACTGAAAACCAGATGATAGCTGAGCTAAACAAACTTAAAATGCTGACGGGGGGCTGAGATGGCAACTTCTGTCGGCCTGAACTTCCGCCTGACCGCCGCGGTTGACAAGTTTGAAGCATCGATGAAGGACGTCGAGAAGCGGCTAGGCGGTATCGAGAAAGCCAGCAAGCAGACCGCCGGCGGGATGAAGCTGCTGGCCGGTATTGAGGTTGGCAAGCTGCTAGTCGGCGGCCTGA